TTGGATGTAACCACGTCCACGGAATTTAAATCCTTCACCTGATGCTTCATCGCCATTACCCATACGAGATGCATAAACACGGTTAGCAATTTTTTCTGGCTTGCGCTGATATTGTTCAGCCAATACAGCTGTTGGGAAGTATTTTTTAAAAATACCTTGTAATCCTTTAGCGCTATAATTTAAATTTTCGTTTACAACACGAAATCCACCTGATTCATGTCCGCATTGAGCTAGAAAATGTGCTACCTCAACTGGTGTATCAATACCAAATTTTTGCATTACATCAGGAATCTGAGCGATTACTGTATCTGGTACATGTCCTTTTAATTTACTTAAATCCATACTTTATAATTTTTAAAATGGTACTACTCTTCCTTGAATATCTGTGTTTGGAAATCTAACTTCAAATATACTTGGATCTACTGAAGGATAAATATTACCTAATCTAGTAGCTCCTGGGATATCATAAGCGTAAGGGGAATAATTTCCTCCTTGCTTATTTACAATTTCAACCTTAATAACATTCTGTACACCTTTAACCTGTAATAGGCGAGATGTAATATCAGCAAGCACAATTGGTTGATTAATACTCCATTTTTCAATAGCAAAATGATTTTGTAAAGCTAAAATACAATTGGATATAACATCATTATTACTAAATCCACTAGCTATTACAATATCAAAATTAACTCCAATATTAATGTAGAAGGCATCTTTGATATTTACAGCATCAGTTACCATTCTAAATTCATTAATATAAGCAGCTAAATTATTTTTTAATGTAGATGATGGAGAGGTTAATTGCTTATTACTATTATAAGCTAAAACATACATATCTAAAGATAACGGATTGCGTTCTTCAGTAGTTGCTACTGTTGGTGTAGCTAATACTTCACGAGCAACATCTTGTGTAACATATACTTTAGATATTGAACCATAAGTAGAAGGTAAAGATAATGCTCTTACCATGTAATCTTCTCTAGTTACAGCACGTAATTGAGATTGATAAGCATAAAAGGCATTATTACGAATTTCTTCTACTTGATCACCACTTCTACCACCAGAAGCAACAACAGGATTAGTAGATGCTATACTATCTACAATAGTAGTAGTTAAAGGACCTGTTATTCCACTTGGGAAATAAGCTGTTGTTTTATCTATTGTGGTTAAAGTATTTGTAGGAACATTTGATGTAACTCCTCCCCCAACAAGATATCTTACAGTAATATCATTACTTGGAGCTAAACCATATTCTTGAGTAAAGAATACAGATGCCTGATTAAAATTATTATATAAATTAGATATACCTGGTACTAATCCAAGTTGAATATTGTCTGGATTAGGTAAAATATTATTATCAGAAGCATTAGCAACACCTGCTCCAAATTCTAATTGCAACGTATTATCAGATAAGAAACGAGATACATAGCGACGAGGTACTCTTTTTAAAGTAACTAAATATGGTACTCCATCAGTAGCTGCATTTGGATTTTCAACTTTATCAAATACAGTAGATTGGGCTAAATATGGTACTTCATACCATCTATTATTTTGAGTATCAGTAGCATCTAATATTTGTAATATATTTGTATCTGTAATATTAGAAATATTAAATTTTTCAGGAGAACTAAATGTTAAAATTGTAGATTTAATTTCAGCAGAAATAGCTTTAGTAGATTTTTTAAGAAGAAAATAATTATTATCCACAAAAGTAATTTCCATACTTCCTGTATCTCTAAAATCAATTTTTTCAGTAGTTAAAAACTTAGTATTATTTACAGTTGAAGTAAGAGATGTGTTTTCAGGAATAATTAATGCATAATTATAATCAGGTACTAAATTAGTTCCTGATCCCGAAGTTGGGACTAATTGATATATATCAACTAATGTATTAGCAGCATAAGAAACTTTAGGGCGATATCCTAACATATAAGATAAAGCATATAAGTTTTCTTTTTCTTTAGCGTATAATAGAAAATTTTCCTGTACCTGAGTATCAATGTAAAATGAAGATACATCACCAACATAAGAAGCTAATTCGATAAATAGATTACCTGGTGTTGCTTCTGTAAAGTCATTATAGACTGTTGGGAAATAAGTTTTAGCATAATTAATTAAATTAGCCTTAAACTCAGGAAACGTTTTATTTAAATATGATATACTATTATCTGCCATTGTTATATAAATTGTACTGTAATTTGATCAGAAGTGCCTGATATTTTTAGTTTATATTTAACTGTAACTGATACAGCATTATTATCTGGTGTATTAATATCAACTAATATATCTGTAATTTGGACTTCAGGTACAAATATTTCTACATTAGTATTAATTAAATTTTTTATATTTTCTACTATACTATCATTTATTCCTTCAAATAATGCTGTCCCTAAATCAGCACCAAACTCAGGATTCATTACTCTTTCACCTTTATTAGTAAGTAAAAGATTAAGTAAATTAGACTTAATTTGAGTTTGTGTACTATATGTACTGTTAAATGGACCAGCAGGTCCGTTAAAAGGTAAAGATACCCCAATAGCAATGTTTCCTTGCAGATCTAGCGGATTAACACGTACTGTTTGAGGTAATGGCATATTAATCTAATTGTCTTAATCCTGATCTATCATGTGCAGTCATATTATTTGCTGCATCATTGATAAATGCTAGATATGGGTTTACTTTATCACCAGTAGATGGATCAACAGCATCAATTATTTTTAAATCATTACGTTGAGATTGTTGATAACCGAACATAGCTCCCATTTGGCTATGTAATTGTTCACGAATATTACCACCACCAGCTATATTAGCACTAGTGAAAGTTACAGTTTTAGATTCGTTTAACTGTGGTTTTTGTGATAAAATTTCAGCTAATTCTTCACGAACTGCTTCAGCTACAGCTTCTTTAATTAATTTTTTAAATACTTTGATGTTCATATATATAAATATTTAACCTTGTAAATTTTGTTGATCTATTACTAATTTTAATTGTTCTATTAAATCATTAGGATCTAATGTAAATGATAAATCACTTTTTAATTGTTCTATGTTTTGTTTATTAATAGCTACAGCATAATGACGTTTATTGCCTTGTACAACAAATTTAGGATTATTTTCTTCACGTAAAGCAAATTTAAATCCTTTGTATGGAGGATAATCAGTTCCAAATCTAACTGGAACTGGTGGTAATTTTGATTCTAATTCACCGTTTACAGGTAATAATTGTGCTTTAAGTTCTTCTAATATTTGAATAGCTTTTTCTAAACTAACTAATACTGTTGGAAGTAATGCACTTAGTGCAAGTACTATTTTATTTGCTTTTTCTAATAATATCATTATTCTAGTAATAACATTTACTGGGATACCAATACCAGGAGGTACGGATGTTGGAACAGGAATAGCAGATAAAATTGAAACTATTGTACTAAATATAGTTATATAAAGTGTTATTCTTTGGATTTGTTCATTAATTTTAATAATTTTATCTTCATTACTTTGTATTACTTTTATAGCATTATCTCTAACAACTTTAGCATTTTCAAGCTGAGATGGATTATTAGATTCATTAGCGGCAGTTATTATAACATTTGCCTCATCAACCAGTTGTTGAATTTTATCATTTTGAGAAATAACTTCAGCTATTTTATTTGTTAATAAAAGTGTTAAAATAGGTACTAAAGTTTTTTTAGCGTTTTGTAAAACAGCTTTTCTTCTTTGTTTACGAGCAGCTTGTTTTTCTGCTTTAGTTCTTTGTTTAGCTTTTGCTCTAGCTTCTTTGCGTTTTTTTCTTTTTTCTTTTTGTTTGGCAAAAGGATCAGCTAAATAATCATCAATATTTTTTTGATTTTCTTCTTTTCTTTTTTTTAAATTTTCTTTAGCAGCAGCATAATTTATATCTTCTGCTTTTACAGCAGCTTCATATTCCTCATCATTTAATTGAGGTGGTATATCTATAGCCTGTCCATTTACTACTTGTTTAGCAGGTGTATGTAATTTTTCAAGTTGAAGTAATTTTTTCTGGTGGTTAATATCTAATTGAATTCCTTCTTTAATTAGATCAGCTTTTTGTTTATATAATCTACCTATAGTAGAATTTAAAGCAGCATTAGTTCCTGCTGCTACAGCTGCTGCTGCTAATTGGTCTCCAAATGATTGAGGTTGTTGAGATGCTTTTAAATTAGCCACTACATCAGGAGAAACTAAAGCAGACACATCACCTGGAAGAGGTTGTTTAGGAGGGTTGGTATTTGGTGTTATAGTTTCAGCCATTATACTGTAAATACTTTTTCGGATTGAATTGTTCCTAATTTATTAATTAAATTATTTACATCATTAAGTAATTGATCAGCTCCATCTTGAACTGAAATAACAGGTATAGCTCCATCTGAGCTTACTGCATTTGCATTGGCTAAATATCCAGCTAATCTTCTTAATGTATTACACATTTCGAGTAATAAATCATGTGTTTGACCACCTAATAATACAGGTTCATCAGGTACTGTATTATCTGCTTTTGTACCTAATAATATTTTAGAACTAGGGTTTTTACCTTCTATATTAAGATGAATATAATCATTTGCATTTAAATTAATTATATTATTTGAACTTATCTCAATGTTAGTTTTTGAAAATAATAAAATCTCATCTTTTTTAGAATTAATAGTAACTCTATCACTGTTTAATATTATTTGAGGAAAAATATATTGTTTGGGTTCTAAAGATGAGTTAATTGGATTTACAATAGAAGTTCCTGGTATTAAAGGGATAGTTTGAGTAGATGTCATATAAACAGAAGACATCTCTTTATTTATTTCTTCAATATTTGGAGTTAAAGAACCAGTATCTGTAGTAACATACCCATTTATCATTATGATAATAGGGTCACCATCTGGCCTTCCATTTCTACTCCATTCACTTATATTAGAATAAAGGGGAACAGTAGAACCAAATCTAATTCCATTTCCTTTTTCT